GAAACGTTTCCATCTGAAAGTATTGGGATCTACGATCTCAACGAGTTCCTCGGGGTCTTGAGTATGTTTGATGATCCGGAGTTGGTGTTCTCACCTGACTTCAAATCTGTCAAGATTCAACAAGACAGGAAGTCGGTGAATTACTTCTTCTCCGATCCTTCCATTCTTACATCTCCATCAAAGACCATCAGCATGCCTGACCCTGAGGTCACCATCACACTTACTGATAGTGATATTGCCCAGCTTCGAAAAGCAGCATCTGCACTCGGTGTAACCGATGTAGTAGTAACTGCCGATGCTGGTGATAGTGATGTTACTGTTCGAGTAACTGACGTGGAGGATGCAACTGCCAACAACTTTGAACTCAAGGTTGATGGCCCAGCTGCTACTTCCCCGTATCGATTTGTATTCAGCGTAGGTAACTTTAAGATCGTGCCTGGTGATTACACCATTGAGATCTCTTCTAAGCTGATTTCGAAGTGGCAACATACTACTCAGCCAATTCATTATTTCATTGCTCTTGAGACGAGCTCAAACTACGGAGGTTAAATGTCATTGGTAAGTAACAGTGACAGACTGGTCGTGTTGTTGGAAGAGATCGCATATGCAGAGACTCAACTCCAACCTCACGATACAGGTCACATTCATACATCCATTGCATGGATGAAACACAGAGTCAAATCAATTAAGGAGAAACTAGATGGAAGAGACACAGACACCGAGTCTGAATATCAACGACCTGCTGTCGGTGGTTAAGATCATCGACGCATGTTCTGAACGTGGAGCATTCAAAGGAAATGAAATGGCTTCAGTTGGAGCAGTTAGAGATCGACTAGCAGCTTTTGCTGAAGTTAATGCACCAAAGTCAGAAGAGGTTAATGAAGACGCTCAAGAAGAAATTGATGTCCCTGAAGGACCTGAAAACACCGATTAACGGTTTACAAACACGTGAAAATGTGTTATAATATATTTTTGTTATGGAGCAATTGAATGAGTGATGACTTTCTCTGGGTCGAAAAGTATCGGCCTAAAACTATCGATGACGTAATCCTTCCTGCGGATCTCAAGGGATTCTTTAAGGAAGTTGTCAAGTCCGGCGAACTGCCAAACATGCTGTTTACAGGAACAGCTGGTCTCGGTAAGACCACGGTTGCCAAGGCTCTATGTAATGAGCTTAACCTCGATTGGATCCTGATCAATGGATCTGAGGAAGGCAATATTGATACCTTGCGTGGCAAGATCAAGCAGTTCGCCTCATCTGTCTCTCTATCGGGTGGCTACAAGGTTGTGATCCTTGATGAGGCAGATTACCTGAACCCGCAGTCAACACAACCTGCTCTTCGTGGTTTCATTGAAGAGTTTAGCAACAACTGCCGGTTCGTTCTTACTTGTAACTTTAAGAATCGTATCATTGAACCACTACACTCTAGGTGTGGTATCTATGAGTTCAATACGACTAAAAAAGACATGGCTGTACTCTGTGGTGAGTTTATGAATCGTGCCAAGGGCATCCTTGATGGTGAGGATATTACTTACGAAGAACCAGTCCTTGCTGACATTATCATGAAACATGCGCCTGATTGGAGGAGGATTCTAAATGAACTACAAAAGCATTCTGTTCTGGGGAGTGTGGCTAGGACTGCTACTAGCGATTCTGGACTACAGCTTTTTCCAGAGCTAATACAGTCATTGAGGTCTAAAGACTTTAAGAAGATGCGTGCTTGGGTAGCCAATAACATGGATATCGAAAGTGCTGCAATCTTTCGTGGTCTTTATGATAACATGAATGACAATGTTAAACCACAATCTATTCCACAACTTGTACTGATCCTAGCCGAGTACCAGTACAAGAACGCCTTTGTTGCCGACCATGAGCTTAACACTGTTGCGTGTATGACAGAAATCATGGCAAACGTGGAGTTTGTATGACAATGAAGAGAGCCTGGCGTATTTGGGCTAAAACAATCGGCTCAAAAATAGGAGACAATCATGAAAGTGACATTGCAGCTATCTTGCGTACAGCATGGGTTCTTACTCATCTGGTCGCTTGTTTTTTTATCATCGCTCATAATGGCATAAAGCTAGGATGGTTCTGATGTTTAAGAAAAAAGATACGAGACCACATTGGGAAGTAATGTCAGACGACGGAATGAATAAGTTCCTGAAGTTCTGCATTTCTTTAGTACTCATATGGATGGGTTACCAAACAATTGTAGCTCTAATAGAAAGGTTTAGCTAATGTGGATAAAATGCGAAGATAAGATGCCGGATGTCGGCGATAAGGTATGGTACTTTTTCGATATGGTGGGAAGCCACCGTGGTACCTTTGACGGATACTATGTAGACGAAGAAGGTAAAGAGTGGAAAGGTATGCATATGTTCTCGTGTGACTATGGATTTCTAACTGGTGACGTAACGCACTGGATGCCGGATCAGGAAGAAGCTCCTAATGACCCCGTTTGATTATCTAAACGCGATTAATACTTCAAAGCGAGACATCATGGTTGATGATCTCGCCGAGAAGGATTACAACTCATTCATGGTTAACCGTGGCTTGTCTTACTTCTATGATACAGTATTACTAGCCAACGAGATGAATCGCCACCATCACATCGATAGCCGCCTTAAATTTGATTTTCTTATAAATACCATTAGGAAACAAAAGCGTTTCAGTAAGTGGTTGAAAGCAACTAAGATCGCAGATATCGAAGTGGTCAAAGAGTATTATGGTTACAGCAACGAAAAAGCCCGCCAAGCTCTCACCTTACTAAATGATGCGCAACTTGAAGAACTAAGAAAAAAGGTGTACAAAGGTGGAAAATCAAAGTAACGAGATTAAGGAGTGGACTCCAGCTATGATGCTGGAAGTAACCCTCAATGAGCCGGACGACTTCCTAAAGGTACGTGAAACGCTGACACGTATCGGAGTTGCTTCCCGCAAAGACAATATTCTATATCAGTCTTGTCATATTCTACACAAGCAAGGCAGGTATTTTATCACACATTTCAAGGAGCTCTTCTTGCTAGATGGTAAGCCATCTAACTTGATGGAGAACGATCTTGAACGTAGAAACACGGTGGCTACACTGTTATCTGACTGGGGACTTATCACTATTGTGAATAACGATCAGGCTACTAGCAAAGCACCGTTACGACAGATCAAGATCATTTCTTATAAGGACAAGGATAAATGGCAGTTGCATCCTAAGTATAACATAGGAACAAACAAGTAATGCCATGGCCTCACAAGAATCGTCCTCCAAAAGGGAGAAGAAAGAAAGGCTCTACGAAACGTAAGAACGCGAGAAAAAATCGCAAAAAATAATACTTCAGGCCTTTACATTCTGGAAAAAAGTATTATATATATTATAGAGCATGCGGACTAACCGGTGCTTAAATTAACCTTGCTAGTCAATAGGAGGAAACATGATGACTAACAACACATTCGCATTCCCGCGAAACGCTTTTCTAGGTTTCGACCACATCTTCGACGAGTTGAATAACATTCATGCTCATGCGAAGGATACCTATCCGCCTCACAACGTAGTGAAAGAAGAAGACGCTAAGTATACTCTTGAACTTGCTGTGGCTGGATTCAAACAAGAACATATTGATATCGAAGTAAAAGATCACGTCCTTACAATCAAGGGTGATAGACCTGCGCGTAGAGATCAAGCTAAGTATGTTCATAAAGGTATTAGTGCAAGAAATTGGAAAAAGTCATTTAGACTGTCCGAATATACGGAAGTAACCGGTGCAGATCTTGTGGACGGAATTCTTACTGTCAAATTAGAAGTAGTCCTTCCAAAAGAAAAGCAGCCTCGTAAGATCAACATTGGAACTAACGAGGAAACAAATGACAACAATAGCGCTGAACTACTCCAGGAGCGTGCTTAACGTACTCTGGAATGGTGTAAAGAAAACCCTTCAAGGTATTATGATTGGCTGGATGATTGCTAGGCAAACACAGGCTAATCAACATGTAGCAAGACAACTCATCAGCCACGGTGAATACCGTCAAGATGATTACTGGACTCTAGTCTCTGACCTGAATCGTAAAACAATTCAGAACATTCATAAGGAGTTCGGTTATAATGACTAAGCTAAAGACATGGTGGAAAAACTTTTGGATGGATCCCGCAACTAAGTATCTGTCAAAGGCGACAGATCACGTTGACCTAGAACTTAGAATGAAAGAACTTCAAAGGAAAGGTATTTGGATATGAAGGTACTTGGATTTTTAATGGCAGTGTTTGGCTTTGTATTTTTTACAAGCCTAGCTTACGCTAACACTATTGAGATGCTGAATAAAGACGATCAAGGAAACAAGATGGTCTACAGTCAAGAAGTAGCTAATATCGAGGTTGGTGAAACAATCACTTGGGTACCAACATCAAAAGGACATAACGTCGAAATGATTGCAGGTCCTGATGGTGCAACACTTCCAAAGAAGTCTAAGAACGGCAAAGAGGTTTCAATTACCTTTGAAGTACCAGGCATCTATTACTACTGGTGCACACCACATAAAGGCATGGGCATGATTGGCCTTGTCGTTGTTGGGGGTGACACGAGTAACAAAGATGATATTGCCAAAGCAAAGGCACTGGGTAAGTCAAAGAAGAAACTGAAAGCTTTACTGGGCGAACTCTAATGTGGCCATATACCGAAGAAGAGAACGACTTTTATAGCAGAAACAAATGATAAGAAAGAGCGGTTTTGGCCGCTCTTTTTCCTTTACATTCGCACGAAAGTGTGTTATAATATACTTACATTATGAAAGGTTTCGCTTTGAATTTTTACACTTGTATCAACCGGTTCGGTAACGTCTTACTCTATCGTGGCTACGAAGATGGTCAGCCCGTCATGCGTAAGATTAAGTATCAACCGACACTATATCATGACGCCAAAGCTATTACCGGCTACAGGTCACTCGACAGTAAGTACATTGAACCAACTCTGTACGAGTCTATGCGAGCAGCCCGTGACCACCTCAATGCCATGGAAGGTGTTGAGGCATTTAACATATATGGCAATAGCAACTTTACTAATCAGTACATATCAGAAACATGGCCCGATGAGATCGAGTTTGACCGTGATCGTATCAATATCACCACAATTGATATTGAGGTCCAGTCAGACCAAGGCTTCCCTGAACCAGATGATGCCAACTTTCCAATCATCTCTATCGCATGTAAGAACAACATAGACAACACCTACTTCGTCTGGGGCATGGAAGACTACGACGTATCTTCTAGTGTCATGCAAGACCATACAGTTGTCTATCGCAAAATGGACAGTGAATTACATCTCCTTTCTGACTTCCTTAAGTGGTGGAACTCACCCGCTCACTGTCCGGACGTAATCACTGGCTGGAACGTACGTGGATTTGATATCCCTTACATGGTTCACAGGATCGATAAGGTTCTTGGCCAAGGTGTATCTAATCGTCTGTCGCCGTGGGGTAACCAACCCAACCAACGTAACATCCGGTTCAAGGGTCGTGAACTTACTGCCTATGAACTCATGGGTATCGTAACGCTGGATTATATGGACATGTTCAAGAAGTTTGGATATGCTTATGGTCCACAGGAATCGTACTCACTTAACCACATCTCACACGTCGTACTCGGTGAAAAGAAACTATCCTACGAGGAACACTCCTCGCTTCATAACCTATACCAGGCTGACTTCCAAAAGTTCATTGACTATAACATCAAGGACGTTGAACTGGTTGATCGCCTTGAAGATAAGATGGGTCTTATCACGTTGGTTATGACTATTGCTTACAAGGCTGGTGTTAACTACATGGATGCCTTTGGTACTACTTCCATGTGGGATACTATCATTTACCGTAGGCTTGCCAAGGATAACATATATCCTAACGTGGAAAAGATCAAAGCCAACAGTCAGTATCCTATTCCTGACCACGGATTTGCTGGTGGCTATGTTAAGGTACCACAGGTTGGTCTACATAAGTGGGTCGTATCTTTTGATCTGAACTCTCTGTATCCTAACATTATTGTTCAGTGGAACATGTCACCAGAAACTATCATTGATGGACATACACTCGGTGTAACGCCAGACTCGTGTCTCAGTCGTAGTAATCCAAAGCCAAGTGGCGATGATGTTATGGCTGCCAATGGTGTATCATTCCGCAAAGATAAGTTTGGTGTTCTACCTAACTTGGTTGTTGATTACTATGCCGAACGTTCAGAGATCAAGAAGAAGATGTTGGCCGCACAACAAGAACGTCAAGGTGTAGATCCAAGTCAAAAGCAAGAGATCTATCGTATTGAACGTGATATGAACCGGTATGAAAATCAGCAGATGGCTATTAAGATTATGATGAACAGTCTCTATGGCGCACTCGGTAACAAGTACTTCCGTTACAATGATGTGTCCATGGCTGAAGGTGTTACACTTACTGGCCAAACAGCTATTCGCTGGGCAGAACAGGTAGTCAACAAGACCATGAATGATCTTCTTGGTACCGACAAAGACTATGTTATCGCAATCGATACGGATTCGCTCTATATTGACTTTGGTGCATTGGTTGATAAGTTCAACCCAAACAATCCGGTTGCTTGGCTTGACCAGATCTGTAAAGAACACTTTGAAACTAAGATTGCCGAATCATACAAAGAGATGTTTGATCACTTCAACTGTGCTCGTCCACGTATGGAAATGGGCAGGGAAGTTATTGCCGATGTCGGTATCTGGACAGCCAAGAAGCGTTACATCCTAAACGTCCACAACTCCGAAGGTGTACAGTATGCCGAACCAAAACTCAAGATCATGGGCATTGAAGCTATCAAGTCTTCCACACCGTCAGAGTGTCGTCAGGCTCTCAAAGAGATCTTCAAGGTTATCGTGACTGGCTCCGAGGAAAAGACACAGGAGGCTATCCGCCAGTTCCGTAATCACTTCTTTACTTTGCCAGCCCATGAGGTTGCTTTCCCTAGGTCAGTATCTGATATCAACAAGTGGGTTCGTAAGAAAGACGTATATGCCAAGGGTACACCAATCCACGTACGTGGTGCTATCCTCCACAACAACGCTATTCAGGGTGAGCTTACAAACAAGTATGAGCTTATCCAAAACGGTGACAAGGTCAAGTTCGCTTACCTGAAACTACCTAATCCTCTGCGAGAGAACGTGGTTTCTTTCAAGGACTTCCTTCCACCCGAGCTGCAGCTTGACAAGTACATTGACTATGAGACACAGTTCCAAAAGACGTTCCTTGATCCAATTGAACCGATCCTGACTTCTCTTGGCTGGTCACACGAACGTAAAGCATCATTGGAGGACTTCTTTGTATAAGCAAACTATAGAGGAAAAGATACGCCAAAGGCGATCACAGATGTTAATTCATTCGCATATATACTATGAAATGGATGACAACATTATAGATGACCACACTTGGCAACGATGGGCAGATGAGTTGGCTGAACTACAAGATAAGAATCCAGACAAATGTAAGATTGGATTTTACGATGAAGAGTTCGAAGGATGGAATGGATCTAGTGGAGCATTCCTACCACTACGAGATCCTTGGGTAGTTAACAAGGCTACCTATATTAGGGGTTTACAAAACGCATGAAATGTGTTATAATATACAAAATTGAAGGAGACAAAGATGTCTAAAGACTGGGTTAAAGATATTCACGATATGCACGACAAGTATGGTGTACATCAGTGGATGGCCTTACGTGAAATGAATAATGAAAGAGAACTGCTACAACAGTTTCTTGATTTTCGTATTAAGTTTCTCAAGGAAGAACTTGATGAAACGTCCAAAGCTGTACAGGATAAAGATCCTGAAGAGATCGTTGATGGTCTCATTGATCTTTGTGTTGTGGCTATTGGTACACTTGATGCTTTTGGTGTTGATGCCCACAAGGCGTGGGACGAAGTATTGAAAGCTAATATGTCAAAGGAGGTTGGCGTAAAAGAGTCTCGTCCTAATCCACTTGGATTACCTGACTTGGTAAAGCCAGAGGATTGGAAAGCTCCAAGCCACGAAGATAATCATGACTTGCTCGATCACACTTTTTAAGAACATATACGATAACAAGACTCATCAGCGTCTTGACTTCGATACCTTTTCGGGTTTCGAAAGTGCATTGTATAAACTAGCAGAGAGACCTTTTGCATCTAAGAAGGATGCACCACTTATGTCTCCTGCCGTCTATAAACCCGATACTACTCGGGCTAATGACAATGTGATTGAGTGGGCTGGCTGGGCTGCAGTCGACGTTGACGAACACAAATTCGAAGGAGACTTACAAAATGAACTTAGCCGGCTTTATGGTCGCTACTATTACGTGTGTTATTCTACTGCGAGTAGTACCACTGATCATCCAAAGTTCCGCCTTGTCTTCCCACTTGCGGAACCTGTTGAACGAGATAGAATCAGAAAATTCTGGTACGCACTCCAAACTGAACTTCAGTCGATTGGAGATCGACAGACTAAAGACCTTTCAAGAATGTATTATGTACCAGGCGAATATGCTAACGCATACAACTTCATATTTAGTAATACTAACGGTAGCTATCTTTATCCTGATGAACTAATTAAGAAACATCCACTAATTGAAAAGCAGTCTGGGGCTACGTTCTTTGATAGACTCCCAGCTGAGATTCAAGAGCAAATCGTTGCTCACCGGAAGAACCAAGCTGACAATATTAACGTCAGTTGGTCTTCTTACCATGACTGTCCTTTTGTTAATAGAAAACTCGTATCCGAGTATAAGTCTATTGCAGAGGCCGGTTGGTATCATGGTCTTTATCGTATCATGGTGTCCATTGCCGGTAACGCAGTCAAACAAAACTATCCTATCACGTCTCAACAAATTGCTGAGTTGTGTAAGGAGATTGACAATGAAACCGGCCAATGGTATATCAACCGGCCACTTGAAAAGGAGGCAGATCGTGCGATCGAATTCGTATACAAAAATGCTTAATCTAAAAGAGTTTCTGACTGGTGCAAGGTTTGTGCCACACTCAGAAATCAAGCCACGAGCAATGTGGCAATACGAGGGTATTATGAAACAAGCCGCAAGGACTGAAGATACCCGAAGTAAAGAACAAATCTGGGAAGACACCTATAACTCTATTGCTTGTGAGATTGGAGTTGCTAGGTCTCTACCAAAAGGTAAACTCAACGAACAGGCTTTTGATCATACTGACATTAGTACTTGGGGTCATGACGTAACAGCTCTGGGTCTAAGATTTGAAATCAAGTATGAGAAGTTTGCTGAGGACTGGTACTCATTTGTCCACAGCACAGCCAAAAAGATCATGGACAGATATAGAATGAATGGATATGACTACCTCATTACCGCGAGCACTTACAAAGCGGAAGGTGGTCTGGAGATTTGGCCTAGACTGCTAATCAATCCAGAGACTTTTAGAACTAACAT